TCGCGGCGGCGTGCCATTTACTTTTCGGACTAGTGTTGACGGAATGGCACGGTTTTACACTGCTAGGTACCCTTTTACAGGTCGCCGCCGCGGAGTGCAAGCTTCGAATGAATTATAATTATGAGCTCTTCCCGCCGGTGGAACATGCCGGCATATTAGCTATTCCGGCGTATGTCGCGACTTTCTTCATTGGCGATTGGTATAAAAAATGGAGGTACACAGATTTTGTAGCAAATCCTGATGTGGTGTTTATTATTGGGAATATCACCATGGCGATTGGGCTCTATTTTATACATTAAAAACGAATTTTGCGTTGTATTTTTTGTATTTGTTGATTTAATTGTCTTTTATCCGCCCATGTCAACACGATCCTGGATCCGGGGATATGCCGTGCAAATTCGTTCGCCAAGCGTTCATAGGGTGCATACTCGTTGTCCAAGCGAATCAGTTCGGAATCAACACTTATTTGTCTTGCTATGTATTCTCGGATTTGCTGAACCTTTCTCTCTTCGTTGCGCCAGTCTTGAGAATCCGGGTCTTTATCCTGTGGTTCTCTCCTGCGTTCAGGCAGGTATACACCATTTTCAAGTCGAATGGCAAGATTAGGGTTATCCCGAGCTTGCATGCGCCCGTCTCGTCTGGCTTGTCTTTCCGCTGCGTTTTTTTCTGCCTGTGCGCGTCTACGGGCAGCTTGCATCCGTCTTTGCCACTCTCTCTCGTCCTTTTCATCTTCAAGTCTAAGCATACGTCTTTTTAATTCCTCCGGATCATCGCGCGGGCGCTTGCCTGTCCTAGGTGGAGTCCCCGCAGGAGACCTCGGAGGCGTTCCCGGCGGTGTCTGCATTTCCATGTGTTGTAGTGTGTATTTATACTAATTCAATTATAATATTTTCTGAATAGGTATACGAGTAGGTTATGATTCCTGCTCGCAGGATCTGTAGGCGGCAGCAGATGGTGTTTTATGATCCGCTCAAGTCTCCAGCCGTTTCGAAAACGACGCGTAAGCATCGCCGCGATTTCTCCCGGGTCGGATTTCTCGTGGACGAGCTCACACGGGCTTTCGCGTTGTGCGCTCATGGTTCTGAGACCCATAGAACTGCTTTTTTCCGTATAAATCGTACACCTCACCCAGCCGTCTCTTCCGTCGTACCCCAATGTACTTGAGAAACTTTTGCTTGGTCCACCTGCTAGCCTTGCTGTCGTTTGGGTTCCTCTTCGCGTGATCCGTAGCGTTTAGGCACAAAATTACCCACCGGAGGTTTCCTTTCACGTGCCCGAGCTTGGGTTTGATAGCGTCAAGACTGGGTTGAAAAAACGAATCGGCGGACCCTCTGTGCCCGTCCAGCGGGATATCCGAGATGGCGCACCGAGCGCCCTGATTTCGGAGAAGTTCGACCCCGTGGTGAAAGAACTCTTGGAGGCTATCGAACTGGGCTTGGGTCTTCTTGTCGACGCGGTACGCCTTCGCGCACGATTGGTAGACCACGTTGATTTTCTTTTTCACCGTGGGTTTCAATTCCCTCTCCATAATAGCGTCGAGATCAACGGGCAGGTTTCTTCGACGGATGAATTCTGCCACAGTGCCGTTACCGTAAGTACCTACAATACTATGTTCGGTTTCACGGTGTTCCGCACGGTTATTTACCCCCAGGATAACGAACGAGATGTTACTCAGCCCATTATCAACGAAGTGGGGCAAATTGTTATCTTTCCTGTCAAGGCTTAGCTGGTAAATGTGGTAGCATTGAAGAAGGGGTTTCACATGCCCGCCGGCGTCATCGCCTGACATGGAGCGCCACCTCAGATACACATCGCACGCGATCTTGTGTCTTATGCTGGGTTCAGGCATCTTCGCGATCCTCTTTAATTTGAGATCAGCATGGAGATGAGCGTGCACCTTCAGTTTCACATAAGCGAATCTCTCCCTATCCTCCGGGAAGGGGCACGGGATCTGCACTTGTATCGTGTGCACGAGTTCAGGATGGCATCTACGCTTGTGCTCTGCCATATGAGCCGGGTGTACCATTTTGGCACAGACAGGGCATGGTTTTTTGGGGGTCACGTGGTGACGGAGACCAGACTTCGACGCATACGTTTTTTCACATCCTTCGACGCCACATCTGCCACCACACTCGTGACGTTTCCTTTTAGGCATCTCTTGTCCACCATGCTCGTGAAAATTTCCGTATATACGGAAAAAAATCCCATCTGACCTTTCAAAAATGCAGCGTGTGACACACGTCGAAACCGTTCCAAACGGCAAGAGAACGTGGATTGGAGATTCGTTTTTTGATTCGACGCTTGATCTGAAAATCGGTCAGCGGTTTTTTTTCGTGCCTAAGGGTTACCCAAGTGATTACAACGCTGATTTTAAAATTGTCGGGTTAGAAAAAAGCCAATGGCGAGGCAAATCAGGCACGTTCGAAGCTCTTTTGCCACTTTTTCCCAACAGGTGGTACTCTGTCGGCGACACCACTAACGTGGCGGTGTTGTTAGCACCGCAGCATATTTAGCATCGCCGGACATGCACTAAATGCGGTTGTCGTATCGCCGGCGACTGATCGCGAGCTACGAGTTTTATCAGACACGCACGCTCGAAAAATTAGATGCCGCCACCCCGAGAGAGCACGGTGCACAAAAACACGTGCAAAAGTCGTGCCAAGGTGACGAGAGAGTGCAGGCTATTAGAAAAACGCTAAATAACTTGGGCTATGAGCGATCAAAACTCCAGCGTCAATTCCACGAAGCGTTCATCCAGTCGGTCGCCCTACACCTCTACAAAGACGATTTGGATGTCGACCTCGAATCTGTCATGCGTCGTAATTCTTGGGACGACCTGCGCCAGTCTGTGCTCTGTCTCACGCCCCGTCGGTTCGGAAAAACCACCGCCGTTGCGATGTTTATCGCCGCATACGCGATGTGCGTGCCGCATTCTGTCCAGTCAGTGTTTTCGACGGGGCGGCGAGCCTCGCAAAAACTGCTCGAATTGATCCGAGATATTATAAAGAAGACTCCGATGGCGTCTACGATCGTGAAGTGTAACCAAGAAGAATTAATATTACAGATTGGGTTCGATCGTCGAAAAATCTCGAGTTACCCCAGCCATGCCAAGACACTGCGTGGTGTCGGGGGTGACATACTTTACCTAGAAGAGGTAAGTTGTTTTTGACGTTAATAATGTTTATCTCCAGTGCTTAATTAATCTCACGAAACCACTCCGTTTACCCAAACACAGGCAGCATTTCTAGACTTGCAAGTTTTTTACGAAATCGTGGTGCCGCTTCTCGAAATGGATACGACGGCGCTGATCGCGATTTCGACGCCTCAAGATAATCAGAATTTTTACTCTGCTATGTTCGACTTGAAAGATCAGAGCGGTGAACCTTTTTTCCGCAATATCCAAGTTTCTTTAATTTGTGACGCGTGCCGCGCGGCGAATAAGGGTTCTGAATGCACGCACAACCAGGATTTAATTCCACCTTGGAAATCTGCAGCGAAACTAGGTGAGTTTTGGATTTTACATTTTTTCTGTTTTATACCATAATCTAACATTTTGTTTTTATCCTAAATACAGATATGGTCAGAGCCTTATACGGCGACCAGACGGAACTTATGGAACGTGAGAGTATGGGCGCTATAACGAGCGATGCCGATTCGGTGTTTAACATGGACGACATTGACTCGTTGATGCAAATGGACCCACTGCGCCAAGACGTGGAGTATTTTTTCGTGGCGGTGGACCCTACGGGTGGTGGAACGTCCGAAATGGCGATTGTGAGCCTGGTATTGGTGGACGATCGTTGTTATATAATGGGTTTGGATTCGTCTCCTGCGAACGGACCCGATGAAATTAGGGCACTGTTGTTGCAGCATATCCGCGCGTTGCGCGGGCACCCGTGTTTGCGTTCCGCGTATTGCATTTTTATCCCAGAAAGCAATTTGGGTCAAGAAGCTGAACATATGAAACATATGGTGAAAGATGAGCGAAAAGTGTTTACGATTCACGAGAAGAAAAAGGCAGGTGTGAACACGACACACAAGAGAAAACAACTGTATGCGCAAACGATGTTGGAATATACCCGCACGACGCGGATAGATCCGGCGTGTGTTTGTGTGAATCCTAATCTTGACGCTACAAAACGACTGTTGCATACAAAAAAGGAATTCCGAAAGCAGTTGACGCAATTTAAGAAACTTCAGATTCCTGCTGCCAAACCCTTCGATTTGCCAAAGATCATTTATACCGGTAAAACAAAAAAAGGAATGAACGACGATTTGGTGATGACCTTAATGATAGGTGTATTTTGGGGTCGTGAATTCTTGGCAAAACGCATTCCTAACGTGCCCTACGAGAAGTTGCGTTAGTCTTTGAAGCACAGTTGCATGGCGGTGTCTAGCGCCATGACTTGGCACGGCACGTCTTCTGGGGTTTCAAAATAGACGGTATCGTTCGCGGTGACCCATTGTGCGTGATCTTCTACCATTTTGGGGTCTTGCAAGAGATTCACGGCAGCGGTGCTGTGTGAGATAATGTGTTTGAAATCTTTCTCTTCTGCTTCTGAACTGTCGTGGTGGGTGGCAACGGCGTGGTGGTAGTGCGCGAGGATTTTCGTGGCGTATTCTTCGTTTGCGCCCAGTTTCCAGACTTTGTTGCTGAGTTCAACAAACTTATAGGCGGTTTTGGCGATTTTGTAGTTGGATTTTTTCATGTGACAATTGAAACATTTTGTCCCGAAGGTTCTGAAAAGCAGTGCGAGCAGGTATTCCGGTTGGACTTCCGGCATGCCTACGACCATGGGTGTCTTGTACCACGTGTTGGTCACGACGAGTTGTTTGCACACGTCCACGGCGCGTTTCAATTGGGCGTCAGCCGCAGCGTAATCGCACGCTTCAAACGACGCTTTGGCGTCGCGCATGAGCATTTCGTGCAAAGAGTGGAGTATTCTATGGCGTTCGAACGCCCACGACGCCGAGTTCCTGTCATGCCATTGGAACAGAGGTTGACATTGTAATCTCAAACCCGGCAAGAGGCTCAGCAGTTCATCGAACTGTTCCAAATATTGGGTCATTCGCGCTGTGCTCTCGCTGGCACGACCCATGGACTCTGAGACTTGTATGCACAGCTGGGGGTGCCCATCTACAATTTTTTCATACCTCATTTCATATAAAAGATCATATTTAAATAGTCTATTGTTAATCTAATGTTTAAGTGGATGCGCCATGTATGGAAAAGATCTCGGGAAAGATTTCGGAATATGTTTCCCAGACGGTTTCACCGGCGGCGTGTATATTTTCACGACGAGATTGATGAATTCTAAGTTAACAAGGTGAGAAAAGCCATTCCAGCTATTTTTACAAACTAACAGGGGGGAGCCCTCTAGGGGCACAAACTATCAGGAGCCCGCTAGGGGCACAAACTATCAGGAGCCCTCTAGGGGCACAAACTAACAGGGGGAGCCCTCTAGGGGCACAAAGGTAAAGCCCTCAAGGGGCACAAACTAACAGGGGGGGAGCCCTCTATGGACACAAGCTAGCAGGGGGAGCCCTACTGGAGGCACAAACCTCCAATGCGCCCTCTAGGGGCACGCGAGTGCGTCGAACGCGGTTTTGACAAGACGTCTGACGGCGGGCACGTCTTTCCTGAACCAGAAAGCGCCTGCCATTTGTATTTCCGGTACAAACTTGTCGTAAATGTTGTCTTTGGTCACACCGTAACCAGACCTGCGAAATTCTTGGATTTTGTCACTTTGCCAGGTATGCACGTTCTCTGGCAGAAACGTTTTTGCCAGCGCTTCCAGGGGCATTTTAATCCACCCGCGCGCTCTGAAGATGTCCGCGACAATAGCGCACGCGTGCACACCAAGTTTGCTCAGATTCTCGGACGGTGTGTACTCTGAGTCCATGTTGAGTCGAATATTCAAGATGTTTTTGTGCACGATGTTTTTGCACACACTGTGTATCGCTGAGAACAAGTCTTTCACATTGGTATATGCTTCGTGATTGAGGTCCACAAGCGAGGTCACGGCGCGTCGCAGCAAACCCCGCGATTTGAACGGCGTATATGTGCCATGCGTGTCATGCGTGCCACTCTCCTCAAGGGGAACAACAGGGCAGTGAACGAAAATGTCGAATTCATCACTGTACAGAAAGCGACAAAACATTGGGATACCGGTTGCGTCATCTCTCTGAAAGTCTTTCCATATGACAGAAACGGCGGCACCCTTTAAGATGTCAGTGCCAATACTTGAACTGATCATGGTTTTCCATTTCTTGGTGTACTTGACCCCGCTTTGTCTTACAGGGGTTTTCCTTCTCTTTTTATCTTTTGAACCCTTGGGTCGACCAGTTTTCTTTTTCACATAGTAGACACCGAGACATTCAACACACCCCCGTCCGCGGCAGCGCGGGTGAGTAAGCACGTTCGCAAGAACAGCGGGAGGAGGTCTGTTGGGGAGACGCAGGTCGCGGAGAGCCTGCTCGTACGCCTCTTCGTCCATGGCGGGGGCGGGCACGGGGTGGTAGTCCAACAGGGTGGTAGTCCAGCGGGTCCAGCGGGTGGTAGACCAGAGGAGAGGGGGGTGTTTGCTTTCACCCTCTACGTTACAAGTGGATTGGAAAGCCACTCTCTATTAGGAAATTTTCACTTTCAAAGGTGGAAAATTTCAGACGAACCCAGAGCTTTATTCTGACAGGGACAATTTCAGAGGTGGATCATTTCAGAGGTGGAACATTTCAGAGCAAAGGTAGACCTCATTCAAGTGGATTGGAAAGCCACTATACAGTAGGGTTACTCCACCTCTGAAATGTTCCACCACTGAAATCTGGGTCTGTTGAGTGAGTGTGTGTGAGTGTGTGTGAGTGTGTGAGTGTGTGTCTATCATGTCATGTGCCCGCTGCCACAAGAAAAGGAGGAAGTGCGACCGCGGACAGGGCAAGATCCCCTGCACGAGGTGCGCGGCGCTCGGGCTAGAGTGCGTGGCGCGAGAGAAAAAGTCCAGAAAACGTTACAACGACGGCAACAAACGCGCGACGCCCAACAAGAAGACCAATAAGACCAAGCCCGTGCAAGAAAAAAGGGGGAGCACGCCCGATGCTTTACCCGACACGAAAGGCAATCGGTTCACCTCACATGCAATGGACTCGTACGGTTTTTCAAATGCTTTCCAACATCTCGCCGCGGACCACTGGGGGTTGCAAGCGGTAGTCAAAATACTGATGAGCGTCACTGTGAGCAGAGCCTCCTGGCAGATCTGCGCGGCGGTCTCTTGGCTGATAGGAAAAACGGGGCTCACTGACTCGATAAACTTCTTTCATTCTTCTGGTTCTGCTATCGAGAGAGAGTACCGAGTTGGAGACTTCGGGTACGTCCCCGACTTCGTGCTGCGCGCGCACGACGAGAAAGTCGGTGCAACATGCGTCCCTCCTTGGAGTGTATGGTCCAAGGACAATCTCGGTGATCGCGTTCTCGTTGTTTCGTCGTGTACACACACCGATGAAGGGGTCGTGAGCACAAGCCCTCGTTACCACGAGATGTTTGTAACCGAAGGCAGAGTCCAGAGATTCAAGGACCGTGTTTCTTTACCCATGAAGGACTCCGTATCGTTCATGTACCACGAGGATGATTCCATGAGATGTTATCACGCGGTTATAAATATTATGAAGGCGTACAAGACGCAACATAGCGGTCCCATTACACGTTGCGTGAGCGGAGTGACGATGCACCACCCACAAAACGGACCGATAGAAGGTAATATCTGGGTAACACTTTACCTTGGACAGGAAGGACTGGACGGATTGGCAATTCACGAGTTTGTTCACGGGGAAGCACCGTCAGAGCCTACAAGCTGGGAATTGAATGTAGAAGACCGTTCCGCGGCGGAAGCCTTGATTCAGCTTACGAAATAATCCCCCCTTTTTCTTTTTGGACGCACCAGCGACCTCTAATTTTGAAGATTCGAAAGTATCCAGTGATTTTATAGCAAATAGAATAGCAAGCTTTTAACATATTCTAGTCATTTTTCTCAAAAATAGCACACATAAAATAGAATAGCAAGCTGTACTATTAAGGTACTAGTAAGGCGGTTCTTTTGGGTTTCTTTTGGTTTTTTTCTAATGAAACATCAGAATATTACAGATACACCAGGTATATACAGATAGACTTATATATTAGTATATTTGCATACACAGACTTTTTTGTTTTTTGAAGCATCAGTATATAGCACATAATAAGCTAAACGGGGTAAACACGTAAAATAAGAAAACTTATAATTTCGTATTTTTTGGCTGGTAATTTACCATATTATAGAATATCTTATGAAGTACCAGTATATTTCAAGAATTATTTTTTTTGAGATGTGTACCAGACACACTGTAAAATAGCGTCTGCAATGTCATCTTTTTTCTTCAGTTTCATGAACTTGTCCAGCAGCGCCCCTGACAGGTAGCGCTGTGCGATGGCGACCTGCTTTCTTATTAGAACGATGTTTCCCCGTCGCGGACGCAAAGTGCCTTTTAATGCGCTGCGGCGCCACCCGCACGGTTTTGTCCCACTCCAGACAACGTATGGCGGTCGCGATCGTTTTCATGCACGAACGCATTTGTATCTCGCACAAAATCGTGTCGGCATTGTCGAAAAAACCAGATTCATGTAATCGTTTCACTTTTGCCGCGTAATCCGTACCTTTTTTCAACGCCATCAAATCGATTATCCCAAAATCCACACATTTCTCGTCCCACGTGCACCATCCCAAATTACGCGTCCCCACGTCAATAGACAGGATCATTCACGAGCGCGCACGCCTATAAGTACAGCAGCGCCGCGATGCCCAGCGCCACCACACAAAACACGATAAAATCAGACCCCATGTGCATGAACAGCACCGCTAACGTCCCCAGTCCTATGAACAAAGACATCACAATGGAAAACACTTGCAGAAACAACCATTGAGGTATCCACATTAATGTGTCCCTAACTCATGTATATATTCTCCAAACGACCCACAAGATGGCGATCACGAGAGCTATCTCCACGTATCGTGGCTCCTTTTTTTCCGCGATGATCTCGGCGTATGAAAAATTACTATTGTATTTTACACGGATCACATACCCGTGTTTATAAAACAGATTTTCGATTTTTTTTCGCAGTTCGTCCGTGTACTCTTCCACGTTATTGTACCGCACTTTGAACCCCTTTTTGTGAATCAAGGGTCCAATATACTCTGCGCTGATGTCGGGATTGTCTTGGTGCTCGATCTGGATCCATGCGTGCATTTTAATCCTCGTGCACAGGCTTATACTAGATGAAACTGTAACTGTCTTGGTGCACTTCCAGCAGTTTGTGCGGCGGGTTTCCCTCCACGTTGTACACCCCAGGTTGCACCACGTCGAACGGTATCTCGGGGGTGGTTTGCGCGTGAAAATGAGGCAAAATCATCGCTCGGACGTACGCTTCAAGCGGGTTGTGCATATTTTGGCGCTTGCGTTTCCGACCCCCGGATAACTTGTGCAAAATCGCACGAACTTCCATATTTGTACTAGACATATTTATACACGCGCACGCTAATAAATATGTTTTTACTGTTAACCTGTTGTGATTCCACCACTATGATCCACCCATGTGACACATTACAAAATTTTGTACCACCGGCGAGATCAGAAGTTCTTATGGCACTTGAATTGCCCGCGCATCTCATGAAATCCGTGTCCAGCAGGTGGCGACGCGAATCAAGGGGACCCGTTTCACGTGTGCGTCACGGGTTGAAATTAGCAGATGAACTCCTTCTCCGCGTTCATGTCACCAAGTCAGACGTAGGCGCACTCAAACAATTAAATTCCTACCAAGGTTCACCAAAAATCGTACCAGATGCCTTTTGGGAAAATTTATAAATCGAGACACTATTTATACTACAGTGTGAAGCACAATGGACGTCTCAGATCTGGAACGGCGGTATGGTACTCTACCCAAGTCTATCGAAACCGAGGTCAACGCGGTCTGGGAACAGCTCAGCAAACAGTCAGAGCATGTCATTTCTGCCAAAGCCCTTGCCAATTTCGATGTAGATCCAGATATGACCATGTTGTACGGCAAGACGCACCGTGGGCTTATCGTTACGCTAAAACCCACTTACGTCGTGAGCAAAGAAGACACCTGGATTCCCACGAATCTGCACCAAGTGCGCGCCCTCTTCGAGTCTGGCAGCTACCAGCACGTAGACGAACTCGCGGACACCAACTGCAGCGTAGGCATATACGACGTGCACAAAACCAACGCTATCGGAGAATTCGAAAAAGATTCCTATACGATCGTAGATACCCACTTGAAGGACCAAGCAATTGCAGAACGCGAAGCCTGGAACGGCAAACGTGTTAGCGAGGTCTACTCCACCGCAAAGCGAGACGAAACACTCAAATATGCAAAAGATTTAGCAAAACCTTTTGGTGTCGACAAAATGCTCCGCGCCGATTTTACCAATGTTTTATATCGTGGATCGAAAAGTTACCATTTTTATAACAACGCATTTAAAGATACTGCCATGGTGCTCGTGTCGCCACTCGCTGGATACAAACTCGTCGAGGCGCAGGATCATCCCGCTGATCTTATGGGCACCGATCTGGTTGACGTGAAAGCTCTAAGCGCTGAGACGCAGCGACGTTTGTACGAAAAGGTACACTGGGCTGGCTGTGAGCTCGTGAACACGTTTGTGATGAGAAAGAGCTATTCGGATATTACTGCGTCACACAGGATGCGTCAAGCGTCGTTTTCAGACACGCCTATTCATCAACTAATGGATCCGGAAACGATTCTGAAACTCACGCCGAGCGCCGAGCATATCCCCGACTCCTTCATGGTGCACGAGCATTTCTATAAGAATAGACTTGATATCCCGATCACGCCGGGGGTTGCGATTAAACTGATGGGTTTGCGAGATGTGTACAAAATCCTGAACCCTGAATTTTATTCGAATAAACAGCTTACGCTTCCCCGCGATATCGTACAGAGTTTGATAAATTTAGAGTAATGTATTTTTTATTGTACTCCTATATACTGTTTAAACTTTTCTCTGGTCCACCTGCTCTTTTTGCTATTGGCTTTCTTCTGCTTTGCCCGGTCGATAGCATTGAGGCACAAAATTACCCACCTGAGGTTACCCTTGACGTGCCCAAGCGTCGGATCAATAGCGTCAAGACTGGGGTAAAAAAAAGAAGTGGGGGACCCATGGTGCCCGTCCATAGGGATATCGGAGATCGCACACCGAGCACCCTGGTTTCGGAGCAATTCCAACCCGTGGTGAAAAAACTCCCCGATGCTATCGAACTGGGCTTGGGTCTTTTTGTCGGCGTAGTACGCACGCCAGCACGAGGCGTAGACCACGTTGTGTTTCTCCTTGGTACCCGTTTTCGTTTCCCTCGCCAAGATAGCGTCGAGATCTACAGGCAGGTTTCTCCGGCGTTTTAATTCTGCCACCGTGTCCTTACCATACGTACCTGTAAGACTCGTGTTGTTTTTCTTGTGTTTTGCAGGGTTATTAATCCCTAGGATGACCAAACTAATGTTTTCCAAATCGTTTTCTATGAAATGGTCTCCGGTGTTATAATTCCGCTCAAAGGTTAACGAGAAAATATTGTAAGGTTCCAGCACTGGTTTGACAAAACCACCGGCGTCATCGCCTTTCATGTTACTCCACCTGGTGTAAATTTTTTTCGTGATCTCCTGTTTCATTGCCGGACTCGGCATGACGAATGGCACAAGCTCTTCGACGTCTTCGATCCCGATGCCTAGGGCTTGTCTCCTGGCTATTTCTCTGGCTCTCCTCTTGGATCTCCTTTCGGCTCTCTTCTTGTCGGCTTGGAGACTCGCGCGTGTCTTCTTCTTTACAAAAGCAAAAGCCTTCTTATCGGCGATGGGGCACTTTATGTATGCTTTTTTCGGCGGGGCGTGCACAGGGTGCCATCTGCGCTTATGAGC